TTATCCCCACACCGACCACCACCCCCCATCCGATTTGAAAAAAAATTTTTCAAAACAAAAAAGCTGAAAGTACCTTCTTTCCTCTACTTATACCAATATATAACAAACTAGAACTAATTTTAGGTTTTGATATGCCTATAACCCTCATAAATGCCTTTAGATTAGCTTTAGAGTGGTCTGGTATGGTATAACCCTAGCCCAGCCCCTTACTTGCTATCTGTGACAGATATGCCAGGTATTTAATAGTTCTTTTTTATTAAGAGAGAAACATCTCTTTAATATATCACCAATCATATATTATTATTCAACATATCTGCATTAAACTTTAATCTTTCTTTCTCTTTCCTCTGTTCTTTTGTTAAAGAACTATATTTATCTATATATGTATATTGTTTATTGTCTATTGTTTGCTTATTAGTTTGTAATGAGTTCGTTATATCATGGTTATAAGGGTCGTTATTATTAGTTTGTTTATTAGCAAGGGTTTTATTATGTTTGGTGCTCCATCTCTTTTTCATTCCGAGTTTACCATTAATTGAATTTATTTTACTTTTGGCGTTTATTTCTTTAATAGTAGCTTGTACTTTCTTTTGGGTATATGTAACTGGATTATCAGATACTTTTATTAAGTAAGGTTTTAATACTTCCATTACATCATTTAAGTTTTTACCTTTTAACTGTAGTAAATTAGGTATATGTTTTTCATATATAATGCCTTCTTCATTTAAGTACATATTTGTAAGTAAAACCCAATATGCACCCTTTTGTAATGTTGATAACATCTGAGTATCAATTACCCAATCTTTTAAATAAAAATTTATATAAAAACGATCTTTACTCATTGGCATCACTCCTTGATAATAGAATGGCATAATCTATATTATATTTTTTATGCAATTTGTTTGCAAGGTTTACAGATATATTTCTTTCACCTTTTATAATTTTACTTAATAAAGAAACACTAATATTCAATTCCTTTGATAGCTGGGATTGATTGATTTTCTCTTGTTTTAATAAGTCTTGTAATATCATTTTCTAAACTCCTAAATATTTATTTATTATTATTTCTATATTAGTGTTGACAAGTTGTCCATAAAATATTAATCTTTGTACATATCGTCAATTAAGGCGATTGTAAATAAGGAGTGATTAAGAAAATGTACAAAGAAAATGAAATAAAAGAATATTTTGAAGATTTTATAAAAGAGTCATTAAAATATAATCCAGACTTTATTAATGAAAATAAAAATGATTTGCATCATGAAGCATTTAATACTGATTATTATATTATCGGTAGGCATAAAGCTACGGAATGGTTAGGTAAAGAAGTCTTTAATATTATAGAAATCATAAAACAATATGAAGAAGATAATTTTGGAGAAGTTACTACGGATTTAAGCGAACCAGAAAGAATAGTTAATATGTATGTTTATATTGTAGGTGAGCAGATAGTATATGATTATCTTAATCAATTAGAAACAGTTTAATAATAAATAAGAGTAGTTTATAGCTACCCTTTAATATAGGAGTGAATGATGTTTAATAAAAATGAAAATATTTGTGAGCAATATGATCTAATAAGAAAAATAAAAGATAATATTGACACTCAAGAATTCCAAAAAGAGAGAATGAAAAATACTCAAGAAGATTTAAAAATATTAAAAGAAAAATTACATTCTTTAGAACAAGAATACGTTAAACAATATTTAAAAATTAATAAGGGAGTTTAAACAATGCAATTAAATATAGATACTACTATAAATTTTGGTGGCTTTTATCATTCAATACATGATGCCACTATAGAATCATCAATCGAATGTATGCACTCAGAGGGTGAATATCCAGAATATAATTTTGAAAATATAGATTATGAAAAAACTCATCAATCTTATATTGAAAAGTATTGCATGGAATTTGAAAGTTATATTTCAAATGAATATAATTTAGACATTGATTTTAAAAATATCAAATTATGGAGTCCGAGAGAATACAATTTTGAAACTGATAAAATACATTGCACTATAACACAATCTGAAAATATTAAGTTAATGAAACATTTTATAAAAGATACTGATTTTTTAAAGTATTTAAAAGATGCCACAGTATCTTATGATGGCTATCATTCATTTTATGACTATGAACAAGCCTTAAATAATAAAGATGATGTTTTTAGCATGTATTTATTGGAGTACTTGGCAAATGAATTTAATCAGAATGAGGAATTGCCATATGAATTTGAAATACATTTATACAATGAAAAACAATTAGAGGGAGTTTAAACAATGCAAAAATTATTTATATTAGAAAGACTAAAAACTATTAAAGAAAATATAACTACTTCTGTTGGTCAAAAAATAGATGATAAACAGATTATATCATTAATAAATAGAGGTTTTAATAATAAACAAATTGAATTTTTTTCCCATGAATTATTTATGTATTGGGATAGTTCAAGATATTGGAAAAATAGGGGGGTTAAATAATGTTTAATAATGATTGTTGGTCAACTGTAATATGCAAAATAGTTTGTTGCTTACCTATTTTATGGTTAGCGTTTATATATTACTATCATATCTAAATTAAGATTGAAAGGCATTTAAACCCGTTTTAAGTGCCTTTAAACCTTCATTTAGAAGGCTTTGTAATAAGATAATATAGGAGTGAATTATGACTAAAAAACAAAATAAAGATAACTGTATACATGTTATCGACTTAAAAAAGCAAACTATAAAACCTATGGATAATTTTAAATTGTCTATGTGGTTAAATGAATTTTCTGTAAATAATGATAATGATTTAAGTAAAAAAAGATATTTATTTGCACCTAATGCAGAATCCGCAGTTTATATATTAACAGAAATGAAGGTGGCATAATGCAAGTTATATTAGATAATGACGATATAAGCCGTCTTAATGAGATTATAGGTTCTCTTATGATAAAACAGTTTAAAGGCAATCAGAAAGAATATAGAGCCGTTATAACTGTAATTATGCAAGAATATTTTAAAACTAATTTAGAGGAAAATGACAATGAGAGTTAAAGAAATAATAGAAAAGTTACAGCAATGTAATCCAGACTTAGAATGTTATGGTTATTTTAATGACGATATAAGAGAAATAACCATGATTGATGATAGCATAGACGACAGAATAGAGTTTAATTTAGAAGAATTAGAGGAGAATGACAATTAATAAAACAATAATTAAACAAATAAATGACCTTGTCGATGAGCATAATTTTTTGCTTGCTAGGTCAGGAACTGATGACCAATTTGACCAGATATATATTAAATCGGATAAATTGGCAAAACAATTAAACATTTCTAAAGAAGAATTTTGGGATACATATTTTAACAATTAAAGGGGGTTATAATGAATAATTACAGCATAATGACAGTCGCCACAGTAACGACAGAATATAGAATAAAAGCAAATAATAAGAAAGAAGCAGAAGAAAAGTTTTATAGTGGAGAATGGTATCAATCAGACGAATTAGATATTCATGACGAAATTATAGATAGAGTAGATTTAAATGAGGAGAATGTATAATGGCAAATTTCGAAGGACTGGACGATGTATTGTTAGGTCATAGAATAGGCTCTATTAAAGCATTACTGACTTATAAGCTACAAAATGACAAGACCTGGAGCAAGGAATTATTAGAAGTCTTAAAAGACTGTAATTTATTAATAGATAGAATATTAATTGATCAAGATAAGGAGAAGGATAATGACTAAACAAACTGTATTAACACCACAAGAGATTGAACATTGGTTAGGTCATAGATTTATGCATGGTGATAGTTCTGATTGCTTAGAGTGGTTGCCAAATTTGATTGGTAGACTTGCTAATAAAGAACTTACTGTGGAAGAAATAGTACAAGAAATACAAGGAATGTATAAAGACTATATGTTAGATAAGGAGAATGTAGAATGATTATACAAGGTGATAATGTATATGAAGAATTAGATACACAATTAAATAGACGTATTTATAATTTAATAAATGCGAGAAATGACGCAAAATGTCCAGATTTTAAAGCGATATGGAATCAAAAACTATCAGAATTATTAAGAAAATCACAATATAATATTACATTACATTAAGGAAATATAATGGAATTAGAAAAAAGAGTATTTGCTGACGGAACATTAACTTTTGATGAATCTAGTCATAAGTATCAATTTATAAAAAATGACGGAGAAATTATAGATGTGCGGTCTGTTACTTCGCATTTTAGCATACTAGGTTCATTTAATATCGGTGCAATGTCGGCTCGTAAGGGTTTAAGAGAGGTATTTATGAAAGAAATAGAACTTAATAAACAGTATTCATGGCAATATAAAAAAGATGCTGAATCTTTTATTAAAGATATAAGTAAAAAATCGGCTGATGTTTGGACTAAATCGGCAGAGAGAGGGACAATAGTACATGCAACCTTAGAAAATTATGCGAAGGGCATACAACCAACATATGATACAGATGAAAATATAGCTAAAATGCAGAAAGCTGGAATTGATTGGTTTGATGCTAATGTAGAAAAAGTCTTATCGAGTGAAGTATTAGTTTATAATAAAGAACATAATTATAGTGGTAAATATGACCTAGAATGTATTTTAAATGACGGCAGAGGGCGAGTGTTATTAGATTGGAAAACTGGCTCTATAGCTAATTTTAAACGATTACCTGACATGTCTAGTAAATTTCCATTACAATTATTGGCATATATGGAGTGCCTACTAGAAGATAAAGGGGGAAATCCATTTCCTAGAATGATAGTAATGATTGATAGAGATAATGCTGATATAATGACACGAACTTATGACACTAAAAACTATACAAGAGATAAAAGCATTTTCTTACAGATTATTAATTTAAATAATTATTTCCATGATTATGCAGATGAATGGAAACAATAAACGAGTGAGGTTTTATTTTTATGTAGAGGGGTTAGCTCACTCCTTTCCTCTCTACACCAAATAAGGAGTTAAATATGCAGATTACAATTAAAGAAATAATAGCACCACAGCCACCAAATGAAGAAAAAGGTTGGAAAGGTACTAAAAATTATAAAATAGTAACAAAAGACGGAAAAAAATTACTATGTAATCCAGATAAAAGACCAAGCGATTTAGATGTTGGCATGGTGGTTGATATAGAAACATGGGCAGATCAGTTTAATAATCTCTATATTAACAGATTTAAAGTGGTTAATGACGATAATATAGCACCAAGTCCACAACCGACACCAACTGCTGCTCCAACACCACCACAAGCACCACAGAATAGCTATCAACCTACTACGGAAGGGACAGCAGGTGGACATGATGTTGCGGAGTTACAAGGTAGAGATTGGGCGATTATACTACAAGCATGTGTAAATAGATACCCAGATTGGACACCAGACCAGAAATTACAATGGTTATTATTAAATTATAGTAGAGGTTCAAGCGGTGCATTTAAACACCTTCAACAGACACAAGATTTAGATAACCAAGCAATGAGTGAGATGCCAGATGACAAAATCCCATTCTAAAGCAAAAGTAATAGTATGCAAAAACTGTAATACAAAATATTTGTATTATGATTTTAAAAGTTTGCGGTGTTATTATTGCAAACAAAGATATGGAGAATGATATGGTTTTAACTGCAAGAAGTGCTAAAGCTAAAGGCTCTAAATTCGAGAAAAAGATTGTTGATACAATAAATAAAGATAGTGGTTGGGACGCTAGAAAGCAACCAGGATCAGGTATTTTCAGAGATTTTCCTAATGATGTCTATGTTGTATCACCAACTGGGGAAAAGTATATAATTGAATGTAAGAAATGGAAACATGGTTGGCGAACTGGGGATAAAGCCAAGCAAGGAGCAGATTTCTTATTAGTAGAACGAGATCATGGTAGTCCTAAGTGCTACCTTGAATATGATATGCTTTTAAGTTTAATGAAAACAATAACAGACTTACATCAACAAGTAGAACAATTAAAGGGGAGTAAAGATAATGATACAGAAACAAAATGATATGATTTTAGAACATTTAAAAGAACATGGTAAGATTGATCCTAAACAAGCCTATGAAAACTTTGGTTGTATGCGATTATCGGCAAGAATATTTGATTTAAGAGGTGATGATATTCACATTGAAACAACTTATAAAATGGTTAAGAATAAATTTGGTAAAAAAGTAAAGGTTGCTGAATATAAGTTACTAGGGGATTAATGTGCTTAAAGCAGATGGTTTTGATGATGCAATTATTGGTATTGGTAGTAGATGTGGCAAACCAGATATAATTGTTTATGACGTTAATAAATGTATTAAGATATTAATAAATCAAAATATGACAGAGGAAGAAGCTAGAGATTATTTTGATTTTAATGTTGTAGGAGCATGGGTAGGAGAAGAAACTCCTATTTTTGTTAGAGAAATAGATGATAGGGGATTAATGTGAGTCTTAAAGTACAACAAATTAAGTCAGAAGAAACTTATCAATGGTTATTAAAGAAACATTATGCAAAAAGAATACCTAATATTGTTTATGCTTTTGGTTTGTATAAAAATACTGATTTAATAGGCGTTATTACCTACGGAATACCACCAAGTGATGCTTTATGCAGAGGAGTTTGTGGCGAAAAATATAAATATATAGTTTTAGAATTAAATAGGTTATGTTTACAAAACAATGAAAAAAATGAAGCGTCTTTTTTAGTAGCACACTCTTTAAAACTGTTACCTAAACCAAAAATAGTAGTAAGTTATGCCGATACTTCTAAAAATCATGTAGGGTACATTTATCAAGCTACTAATTTTTTATATACAGGACTTAGTGCAAAAAGAACTGAATGGAGAGTTATTGGTAGTAATAAACATAGCAAAACTATTACTGCTCAATCTACTTTAGAAGATAGAAAGATTAATAAAGATAAATATGAAGTAGTAGATAGACCTAGAAAACATAGATACATATATTTAGTAGCACATAAAAAACTTAAAAAGATTTTAAGAGAATCTCTTAACTATAAAATAGAACCTTATCCTAAAGGTGATAATTTATATTATGATTCTAGTGCTAATATTGAAAAACAAATAATTTTAGATTTGGAAACAACATGAGTCTTGATAGAAAATTTGTATTAGGATTAAAAAGAAGTGGCAAGTATTCTTGCCCTAATTGTCAACACGAAAGAACGAAGAATAAACGAGATACACCATTATCAGTTACTTTACAATCTGATTCTGTTGTATATTTTTGTCATCATTGCAACGTAAAAGGAGTGGAATTCTATGAAGAAACTAACAAACAACGTAATCCAATTCGCAGAAAAGAGGGGGATAACAGAACAAACACTAAAAAACCTGAAGTGCGAAGCAGGTATGGGACAATATGGTGATAGACAATTAGAATCTATTGTTTTTAATTACTTTAACACAAAAGGTGAGAAAGTTAATTATAAAGCCAGAGCCATTGCAGAAAAGACCTTTAAACAATTAAAAGGTGGCAAACAACAATTTTATAATATTGAAAATGTTATTAATTCCAATAACTTATCTACTGTTTATATAGTAGAAGGAGAGTTTGATTTGGCAGCCATGCTAGAAAGTGGCTACCCTATAGATAGTGTATTAAGTGTTCCAAGTGGTGCTCCTGCTACAGAAACTGATAATGCTGAATCGGCAAAACGCTATGAATATATATTAGAATCATTAGAACAAGGGTTAGATAAGGCACATTGTTTTGTATTATTGACCGATAATGACGATCCAGGTAGGAATCTAAGAGCAGATTTATCTTCTATATTAGGACATGCTAAATGTAAATTTGCAGAGTTTCCACCAGACGTTAAAGACATAAATGAATATATGTTAAAAGTAGGTAAAGACCAATTACAATGGTTTATTAATGAAGGACTACAAGATTACCCTATAGAAGGTGTGTATACTTTAAATGATATACCAGAACCTTCACCACCTAAAATATGGAATCCACAATTTGATGGTTGGGATAATAAAGTTATGCTAGGTGCAGGTATGTTATCGGTGTTTACTGGCTATCCAGGACATGGTAAAACCACTTTTGCACAACAATTATGGGCGAATATAGTAAAAGAATATAAAATACAAGTAGGACTATTTTCTGGAGAAACAAGAGTTAAACCTTATGTAAGAAGAAACTTACGCACTTTTTATCATGGCAAACAAGAAAGAGATATGACAGAAGGAGAAATGAATGAAGCTGATACATGGATAGGTAATAATTTTCATTTCTTAAATCACCCTAATAATGCACCTGAATTTGAATGGGTATGTAATAAAATACGAGATATGAAAGCACGATTTGGTATTGAAGCCTTTATGTTTGACCCTTGGAATAAATTAGAAATGCCTGATTTAAATAGAAATACAGAAACAAATTGGATTGGTAAATGTTTAGATGACTTGGCAACATTAGCGAAAGTATTAGATGTGCACATAATGATACTAGCACACCCTTCTAAGCCAAGTGAATATAAGGTGGGTAATAATGCACCTACAGCGTACTCCATAGCTGGCTCTGCACATTGGTATAATAAACCAGATCATATCTTTAGTTTATGGCGACCTAAGTTTGAAGATGAAGATGGGAATAGACTTACTGAAGCTAAGTTGGTAGTTTGGAAAACACGATACGAAGAATTAGGTTATCCTAGAACTTTAGAAGTACGCCTAAATATGCAGAATGGTTGCTTTGAAAGTGTTGATAAGCAACAAGTCTATCAGTCAAATCGCAAAGATATATACGGATAAACCGCAGATTTCTGGTGTCAAGAAAAAAATAATTTTTTTTTAAACCGCAGAAAACCGCCATTTATTTACCAAAAATAGCTAAAAATGGCTGAAATCTGCCATTTCTCAAAACCCAATATGTTATAATGGTTTAAACAAAGCGATAAGTATGCTGTTTGACATTGTAAATAAATATTGTGTTTGAGTTGGTAGTAACTTTTTTTATAAAGGAGATTACTATGAACGATAACAAACATTTATTTTCTGATATGTGGGGACTCCCTACTAAGAAAAAAAGAAAACCAAAGAAAAAAAGAAAACCAAATTATAATAAACTTTATTATGAATGGTGGATAGAAGAAACACACAAAAATGGAGATGATATTCAGGAAGTACATCATTCAGATGATTTACCTTCTTTATTATATTATAAAAATAATAAGCCTGATACAATAGACTATCATCATGTGTTAGTTCTAACTAGATATAAATGCAACGATTTTGATGGTGTTAATACTCAAAGTTATGCTTATCCAGAAAACAATAAAATGCCTACAGAATTTGATGATGGCACTAAAGTTCCAAAACGATTTCTTATTGAATATGAAAAAGTTTGGAAATAAAAAAGCGTACTAGCTGTAA